AGCATAGACAGCGGTTTAACAGCCCTTGAAAAATTTTTTGAAAAATTTTCGTAAAGCACCCCGACAAATGGCCAAAAAATGTCCGTATATTATAGAAGGGTATTTTTCGGCAGGACAAAATCTCAAAAAGGACAGGATATAAAACTGTCAACGTGAGAACGTCATTAACTGCTTTTGTCCCCTTTATTGCACTTTGACAACTGAATATACATTGTTACAGGTACTTCATTCCGTGTCCTGAGCGAAGAATGAGGCGGCGCCAGAACAGACAAGCCTACGAGGTGATGAACCGGCTTGCCCGAGCGATTAACGCAACTTATTAAATTTGCCATGGCCGGCAAGGAGCGAGGACGGTGCGGATGATAATGGTACTTTCTCACGACCTCCCACAGATTTGAGGGGGAGCACCTTCTGTACGCGCTGCGGCGGCGACGTGGCGGTACAAGCAGGGCTATGTTGCGGATTGGCTCTCCGCAGCCTGTAACAATCCCTGTTCGGTCAAACGAACGCTGCCGGGGCGCGTGGCAAATACGGCGACAAAATCGAAATCAGATACCATGAGCCGAGCTTGTATTATAGCAGGCTCGGCTTATTCATGTGGTTTTGAATAATTCACAGCGAAAGGAGCTTACTATGCAAAATATAGAAATCAGAAAAGAACCGGCACAACCGACATTAGTTGATATTCGGGACGTAGCGGTCGATAAGAAATTACCGCGTGAGGAACGCGTCGCGGAATTTGTACGGCAGATTAAAAATCCCTATCATTTCAAATGCGGAAAATTTACTGTGCGCGCGAGCTTCGCGGCAAACGGCGGCACGATTGAGGACTGTATCAAAGGTATTATTCGCTGATTTTCAAAATTCCCGAAAATAGGGGCTGACATTTTCAATATTTCGATGTATAATAATTGACGGAAAAGGAATTGAATAACGACAACCACACTCCTTGAATTGCGGGAATTTTTCTGCAATGAAAGGAGTTTTTATTTTGGAAGTTTACAAGGCAATCAAATACATACGCTTGTCCTATACGAACGACAAGACCGTTGAGAGCGATAGCGTAGCGAACCAGCGGCGACTAATCGATGATTTCATTGATAAGCACTCAGAGATTGAGGCTGTCGCTGAAAAGATTGACGACGGTTACAGTGGCGTTCTCTTTGACCGTCCCGCATTTCAGGAAATGATGGATATGATTAAACGTGGTGAAGCAAACTGCGTTATCGTTAAGGACCTATCGCGTCTCGGACGTGAGTACATCGAAACGGGACGCTATATGCGCCGCGTGTTTCCTGCCTATGGCGTGCGTTTTATCGCGATTAACGATAATGTTGACACTGTAAATGACGCCGCTGACGATTTGACCGTTTCTGTCAAAAACATTATGAATGAAGCGTATTGCCGCGACATTTCCGTTAAGACGCGCAGCGCACTTGACGTAAAGCGGCGCAACGGTGATTTTGTCGGTGCCTTTCCTGTTTACGGTTATTTCAAAACCGGCGAACAGCACAAGAGTTTAGAGATTGATCCTTATGCCGCCGATGTAGTGCGCGCTATTTTCAGAAAACGTCTTGACGGTTATAGTGCCCTTAACATTGCAAACGAGCTAAACCGTATGGGGATTCTCTCACCGTTAGCGTATAAGCGCAACAACGGTCTCCCTCACGCAAAGGGCGGATATACTGACCGCAAGGACTGCGGCTGGTCCGCGACTACCGTGATTCGCATTTTACAAGACGAAACCTACACAGGTATGCTTGTTCAGGGAAAGCAATCCACACCGCATTTCAAACTGAAAGCACTTGAAAATAAACCGTCATCTGAATGGGTACGTTATGAGAACGCGCACGAGGCAATTATCAGCAAACACGACTTTGACCTTGTTCAGCGCATACGCGGAATCGATACCCGCACCTCGCCCAAAGAAAAAACGGTATATCTGTTTTCAGGTATGCTTATCTGCGGATGTTGCGGCGGTCGTATGACTCGAAAAATCAACCGTTACAAAGGAAAAGAGTATGTATATTACTTCTGCCCTACGGGTAAAAAACACGGCTGTTCTAACGGCGTTATGGTAAAAGAAAGCGATTTGACAGAGTGCGTACAAACGGCGGTCAAGGGACATATTGATAATATTGCCTCGCTCGACCTTTTGCTTTCAAGTATCAGTCACGAGCGTATCAACCGTGAGCTGGCGCGTGAATACGCCGGGCATATCAAGAGCTGTGAAAAGCAGCTTGAAAAGACAGAGAGCTATAAATCCAAGCTGTATGAAAACCTTGTCAACGGAATGCTGACAAAGGAAGAATTTTTATCTTATAAACGTAAATATAACGCTGATATAGAATCCATGCAGGCGGCAATCAACGGCTGGAATGAAAAGCTCACAGACGTTTTGGAAAACCGGAGCGAGCGCAACCGTTGGATCAATCATTTTATGAAATTCTCCCAAATGGAAGAAATTGACCGCAAGGCCGTTTTACAGCTGATACGCAGTATCCGTATTTTAAGCAAGGACGAACTGCAAATCGAGTTTAATTATCAGGACGAATATTTTAAGGCGCAGCGTCTCGCTGAGCAAATGAAACAAGCGCAGAGCGCGGAAAGGAAGGCAAGTTAATATGGCAAGAAAAAGCAGAAAAAATATCGCTTCTAAGCCGACAGCACAGGCTGCTATGTATATCCGTACAGCTATGTATGTGCGTCTCTCGGTTGAAGATAACAGTCACCGGGGCAATTCGATTGAAAATCAACAGCTTGTTCTCAATGATTACCTTGCTGACAAGCCGGAGTTTAAGGTTTATGATACCTATATTGACAACGGCTTATCGGGAACCAACTTTAACCGCCCTTCCTTTCAGCGTATGCTCTCGGATATAGAGGCAGGACAAATCGACTGCGTTATTGTAAAGGATCTCTCGCGTCTCGGAAGAAATTTCATTGATACAAGCTACTATATTGAACAGTATTTTTTCACCCGCAATATTCGTTTTATTGCGGTGACGGATCAGTTTGACACAGCCAATCCCGATAATATTCACGGCGGCATTATGCTTCCGCTCAAAAATATGATTAACGAAGCTTATGCGTTGGATATTGGCAAAAAGATTAAAGCTCAGCAGCGTCAGGCTATGCGTGACGGAGAGTTTGTCGGCGGTCGTGCTCCTTACGGTTACAAAAAAGCTCCCGACAACTGCCACAAGCTGATTATTGACGAAGAACCGGCGAAAGCTGTCCGTCAGATATTTCAATGGGCGTATAATAACGTCGCCATTTCGGAGATAACGCGCAGATTAAACGACGCGGGAATTGCAACACCCAGCCACTATAAGCAGGCTACGGGAGAGCTGAAACATCAAAATTTGATTGGCAACGGCAAATGGCAAACCCGAACCATATTGCGGATTTTGGATAGCCCTGTATATACGGGCGATTTGGTTCAGGGCAGGACAAAGACAGTAGATCATACACAGCTCAGAGCTGACACTGATAATTATATAACTGTCCGTAATACACACGAGGCAATTATCAGTCATGATATATTTGACGAAGTGCAGCGTATTCGACTTCAATCTCGCAGGGAATGTAAAGAAAAGCCCGTCAACGAATATACGCCAAATATATTCAAGGGTAAAATCTTCTGCGCTCATTGCGGCAAACACCTAAATCGTATGTGTAAGAGACGCATAACAAGAGCGGATGTGTATCGTTTTTATTGTATTACAAACAACCGTATTGCTCACGGTTCCTGCCCGGGCGTCAGTATTCGCGAGGACGAGTTGATTCCGTCCGTTATAGCTATTATGGAAAAAGAGCTTTCTGTTGCGTTGAGTGATTCTTTGCCGACGCTCAAAGCAGAAATGACGCAGCAAACGGAACGTGCGGAAATTCAAACACAGCTTTCATTAAAGCGTCAGGATCTTGCCAATAGTCAGCGCCTTATTCGAGGCTTATACGAGGACGTTGTTCAGGGGCTTTTGTCAAGTGAGGACTACTTTTCCATGAAAGAGGGCTACGAACAGCGCGTTGAGCAATTAACCGCTGAAATAACAGCCCTGAATAACAGAATTGTGGAGTTCGATAAACAGCTTTCGCTTTATCAGGATATGCACAACGACGCGTTGACGCTCGAAAGTAATCACACCTTGACGGCAGAACTGATTGACAGACTGATTGAACGTATTGAGGTTAATCACGATAAGGAACTCACCATAGTCTTTCGCTTTCAAACGGACTACGCAAAGGTGGTGACAGAATGAGCGATTATAATATAGCTTTGTATATCCGTCTTTCCGTTGAGGATTCCAAGACCGACAGCCTGAGCATTTCCAATCAGCGCCTTATTCTTCGTGAAAAGGCTTTGTCGCTGTCTGAATATAACGGCGGTGAGCTAATGGAGTTTGTTGATAACGGACACACAGGTATGAATTTTGAACGTCCTGCTGTTCAGGAGCTTTTGGCGCTGGTACAATCGGGAAAAATAGATTGTATTATTGTCAAAGACCTTTCGCGTTTTGGGCGAAACAGCATTGAGACGGGATTTTTCATTGAGCGTGTATTTCCACTGTATCATACGCGGTTTATTTCTGTCAGCGACGATTTTGACACGCAGAACTATAAAGGCGACACAGGCGGAATTGACGTAGCTTTCAAATATCTTATCAGCGAGTGTTACAGCCGCGATATGTCGATGAAAACCCGAAGTGCCAAATACGCTAAAATGCGCCGCGGTGAATATCAGAGTGTGATCTGTCCCTACGGTTATGGTAAAAGCGCAGACGGACGTATGGAGCCGGACGGAGTTGCTGCCGATGTTGTGCGTACAATCTTCACATTGGCCTCTAAGGGCATTTCTGCTACAGATATAGGCCGTAAGCTGTATGAAGAAAAAATCCCCACACCGGGCGAATATCGAGCCGCAAAAGGCAGACCGATTCACGATATACGGCGAACGGGCGGCGTGTGGGTGACCTCAACTATTCTGCGTATCATTCGTGATGAAAGATATACCGGCACCTATATTATCGGCAAACGCGAGATAACGGAAATTGGCGGTTCACACTCTCGTATGAAAGACGAAAGCAAGTGGATCAAGATACCAAATCACCATGAAGCGATAGTCAGTATTGACTTGTATAACCGAGCAAATAAAGCACTGCGCCATTTTTCACAGCCAAACAAACAAATTCATCATTATCCCTTAAAAGGCAAGGTGTTTTGCGGCTATTGCGACCATGCGATGTCCCGCAAGGGAAAAAACGCCGTGTTCTATTGCCGCCATTCAGAGGTATCAGGGAATCTGCCTTGTTATGGGTTGCAGATAAAGGCTGCTGATTTAGAAAAAGTAATATTTGACACGCTGCGCGCGCAATTACTTCCTGTGCTGGGAATTGACGCCGACAAGGATAACGTAACCGTGCAAACTATGCAACAGGTTGAATATGAGAGCAAGCTGCAATCATTGCGCGATAAAAAGCGTATGCTATATGAGCAGTATGTTTTTGATGAAATCGACCTTGATGCCTACAAGGCACAAAAGGACAGTCTCGACGCAGAGGTTGTAAACGCCAAGAACGCCTATACCGCTATTTCAGCGCGAACCAAGCAAGCCGAGGCTGATTACGAGTTAAGACAAAAGCAGCAGGCTACCGCTCGGGAACTTTCCGACGCAAAGAGCCTGACACAGTCACTTTCTGACCGCCTGATAAGCCGTGTATATATCTTCAAGGACAATCGTATTGAGATAGATTACATTTGCAATGACTTTCTGGCACCTAACTAACCAT